AAATACTGGAATACTTGTAATACTAGTAAATACTGTAATATTAGTAATACTAAAATACCGAAATACTAGTAATACTAGAATACTGGTATACATATAATACAGTAATATATATTATAATATTATATATTATTATATTATATATAAATGTTTTTCTTGGAGCGTTTTTCTTTTGCGAGCGGAGCGGAGATGTCTTTTTCGCGTTAAACGCGTTAAAATGCGTTATAATTGAAAAAGTCCTGAGGGGGGTGCAATTACACTAATTGGAGTGCGTTCGTTCATTTAATGCTGTTTTAAACGCCTTTACGGCCATTTTACAGCCATTGCTAAATAAATAAAAACAATCTTGACGAGCGAGCCGATGTAGTGTATAGTATAAGAAAACCAGACTCCCCTTTTGCGCCGGTTCCTGCTATGTAACGCCTTTATTTATTTCAGAGGTTTCAATTCGCAGTGCGTTAGGGTTGAAAAAGTCATCGCGATAGACGTATAGTGGGCACTGCCAATGAGGGCAATTAGCAATCTTTTCTCTATTTTCTTTCGTCGGTCCGTAATTGCAACACCGCTGGCAGAATGCCTTTATAGCGTGCAGTGGCGTGCGTTTACCCTCAACAACCTCGGAATACAAGCGCCTATAAGGTCGTGGAACATAGGGGTATTTAACTGTAGTTGGCCATTTAATATACGGGTCTGTCTTTTTTCGCCTATAACTCATATTGGTTTTGGGCACTCTCTGATTAGTTAATAGTCTCTCTCACCAATCTTCTGTTTTGAGCGATTATATGGGAATTTATAGCATTTTCCTGCTTTAATTCGGCCAATAAAGCTTTTGTGATTTTGTCGGCGATTTCGTGGCATCGCGAGCAATTTGGGTCATCGCAAATCGACAAATGGCAGTAGTTGCACAGATTGTCTTGGGGGCGTTTATGATAGAGCGTTGGATAGAGCAGGCATTTGCATTTTCGGCATTTTCGGTTTGTTAAGTTGCACCAAATTTTAATTAAATACAGTTTCATTTTCAGTTTCCTTGTCTTTTGCTCTGCGATTTTCCGCGATTGCCGCAAGACTGTTGATAACGCTAGAACAATTCAACATTTTGAATAAACTTTTTTGTCCGTTTTTCTGCTCACGTATTGTTACTCCGGTTTCGGCTTCGTTGATTCGCAAGATAGCTATTTCGTTGATGTATTTCGGATTCAGTTCTATTAGGCAATAGTTCCTTTGCAGTTTAGCGGCGACATATCCGGTCGTACCGCTTCCGGCAAAGGGGTCTAATATTAGCCCGCCTTTAGGACAGCCCGCTAAAACCATAGGGGTAACTAAATCTTCGGGGAAAGTGGCGAAATGTATGCCGTTGCCGTCACCTACGGTGGTTACAGTCCAGACACTGCGTTTATTCCGCATAGGTATGTTATTTTTATCTTTATTTGGCCATCTTTCACGATGTCTATTACCTATTGGATTTGGACTGCCATTAAAATATGCTTTCATTATTGTGTCTTTACGTCCATCATAGTTAGCTTTTTCTTTAATCGCTTCGTTATCAAAGTAATATTTGGCCGATTTAGTTAACAAGAAAATATATTCGTGAGATTTCGTACACCTATCAGTAACTCTTTCTGGCATCGGGTTTGGTTTTGACCATATAATGTCTTGTCGTAAATACCACCCATCTTTTTGCAGGGCAAAGGCTACACGCCACGGGATACCGCAAAGGTTTTTGGGTTTTAAAATGTTAGATTTAAATGGTGGTGCCGCACAAGATACTTTATTAGCTTCTTTACTACGTTTACCATCTGGTCCTTTGCCGCTTCCAGCATAATTATCACCTAAATTTAGCCAACAAGTTCCGGTTTTTTTTAGGCAACGCTTAACTTCTCGGAACACCGCTACCAGTTTTTCAACATATTCTTCAGGGGTTTTTTCCAAGCCTAATTGACCTTCAATGCCGTAATTACGTAACCTCCAATATGGTGGGCTGGTAATACAGCAATCAAATATCTCATCAGGTAAGGTCTTTAATACCGTAAGCGCATCACCCTGAATTATTTGATTTAGTATTTCCGGCATATCACAAATCCTAAAAAGCCATTATCTCAAGAGCTTTTGCGCCAAAACGCGTCAATTTGAAAAAGTAGGCTATATTGATACCCCCCCCACTGGACTTTTTCGATTCTGGCGCAGAACTAAGCCGATTATCGCTATGGTTTGACCGTTCCTGATACGGTCTTAAGGCATACAAAGGGCAGGCAAGGGCAGTACACTTACGAACCTCTTCTTTTTGCCAGCAGGTGCATTCCAAGCAGAAGGCGTGAATTGCAGCCTTGCGGCTTAGACCTTCCACCGCCTTTTCGTAAATCCGGCGATAAGCTTCTCGGGGAATGTCTCTTAGCCGCTGGGTAATTTGTTCCTGCCTATTTGATTTTTCGTTTTCCATTTGCCATTCTCTTTCAATTTTCAAAACGGAATATCGTCTATTAAGATTTCGCTGATTGATTGCGCCTCTTTTTCTTGTGATGATTGTGGCTGAGCTTTTTTCTTTTTGTCTAAATATCTCTGTAAAAATCTTTTTCCTGCACAATCTTCGCCGTTTAAAATGTTTTGTATTGCAATTTGTCGCGCTTCTTCACCATAGATTGGCGGATTATCTGTATCTGTGGATTTGTTTGAAGCCAGAAATGCTATCCACTTTCCGCCGTAGGTTTGCGATAGTTGTTCGCATTTAATTTCGGCGTTTGCCAGTAGTGTCTCTTCATTGGGGATTTTGCCTGTTTTAGAATAAAATTTTAGCTCTTTTCCAGGTCCATCATCAATTCTTTTGCAGATGTAGAGTAAAACTGGTTCGTTATCTTGTGAATTAGTAATCTTCGGCGGTTGTTTGCTGCGGCAAAAGTTTAATATGCGCTTGAGATTAGGCTTGCTTGTGCTTTCACTATACGCCTGTTCAAAGGCATATTTTGCGGTATTGTAATCATAGTATTGCAAGCGAGACGCCCAGAAATTTACTTCATCATCTGACAACGACCAATTCGGCCATAACTTCTCAACGACTTCAGAAAATAGACTTTTTGCTTCAATGGTATTCATCTGATTTGCTCCTCGATAATTTTTGTTAATTGTTGCGGTTGTAACTGTTGTTTCTGTTTCTGTTGTTCTAACAAGATTTCTTGTTTCCATTTCGGGATTTGTTTATGTTTAGGTATTAAATCGTCAAATTGATAACCTCGCGCCTTCCATTTGCGGAGCATTGCCCGCCAATCTGTAATTGCTCTACCTGCACAATCAACCCACCCAATAGCGGAATAGTGGTCATAATAATACTTTGCTTTTTCCTCCGTTATCCCAAGCACGCAGGCATAATCAATTACTTCAGACAAATAAGGCGACGCTACAGTTGATATTGTCGGAGGATTTACTATTATTGTTGTAGTCGCTGAAGCCGCTAAAGTTGAAGTCGCTGCCAGTAATGAATTTGGCGCTGGCGCTGGTGATGAGACTGCCATTGGTGTTCCCGCTGCTGTTGCGCTTTGTTCTTTTTCTTCTGTAACTACAATTTCGCTGGTTTTATTATTAGATTTATCAGACGCGCTGGCATTTAGCCATTCCGAAATCGCGCTTGCCTTCCAGCGTAAGCGCTTACCTACCAGTATCGGGGCAGGCAGTTTGCCACAATTATTGAGGTGAAAGATTTGGCGTTCTGATACACATAATAGTTGGCTTAATTGCTTTGCCGTTAGTAATTGGTCTTCAGGCATAATGACTCCTTTCATCTGTCATTAAATGTCAATGGGTGAAATTTACGTATATTTATGTATATTTACGTATATTTTCGCCTTTTTCTGCCTTTTTCTGCCTTTTTCTGCCTTTTTCTTTATTTCCACCATTCCCACTCATTCCTATTCGTTTTTCATCGTTTTTTCAAAGTTTTCTCTATCAGGCGCGCCGGCATCTAACCATTTTGAAATCGTACTTTCTCTCCAGCGCACACTTCCACCGATACGAATCGGAGCAGGTAGTTTTCCACACCTATTGAGGTAGAAGATTTGGCGTTTTGATACACATAATAACTGGCTTAACTGCTTTGCTGTCAATAACTTATCTTCTGATAACATAATGTACCTCCTTCCAGTATAAACACCTACTATTTCACGCAACGCCGCGGGGAATTTCCGGCTCGGGGCGGTTTAGGGCGGCTCGGAATGAGTATTTGCGGCTCGGAACGTTTCCGGCCATCTTGCACCTCATAAACAACCATCAAAAAAGAGAAAAGAAAAGAAAGTAGTACAAAGAAAAGAAAAAGAGAAAAAGAGTCATACCATACTAGTATATTATTTAATAATAAATAAAAGTAAGCAAAAGAAAGAAAGAAATATAAAAGAAAGAAAGAAAAAGAAAAAGAGAAAAAGAAATAGTATTCCATTGCTCTTCTCACCTCTTTGAGCAGGCTGAGGCAAAGCCCATTACGGCCAGACCTATCAGCATAGTAACAATCCCAACTACGACCGCGGCGCAACCGCGCCCCATCACCGGTTCCAAAAGGGCAAGGACGCCACAGGCTATAAAGATAATCCCAAGAAACAGAATAAGTACCGTGAAAATCAATCCTGCACACCAGCAGCACAAGGATTTTAGAATCTTGCACAAGGATTTAGCCCCAGCTTCGACCTGCTGACCTACTAGGGTTACAGTATGTATGATTTCTTCCAGATTTTCCTTTGTCGGATTTTCCATTGCTCACTTCCTTTCCAAATTTAATAAAAAAAGCGGCAGGAAAGTGGGGGAAAGGGAAAACCCCTAGACACGGATTGGGTTGCAGCCTTAGGGTGGTTGCTAGTGTGGAAACGCCGCAACCGCGGAGGAACCTCCTGCCGCCTTCGAAAGGGTTTGCTCTTTGGTTTGTAGCCGAGACCAACCTCTGGAGATAAATCGCGATACATAGTGCGCTTAATTTAAAATCCCTTTTAATTTGTGTTCGAAATCCCTTTCTAATCTGTGCCCAAAAGCAAACCACAATCAGCACTTTTTACTTTTCTCTACCTTTCGCTCTATCAAATCTTGCAGTTGAAGTCAATCACAAAAGCGGTAAAATTTTCAAATTTTGAAAATTTATCTTGACGCAAATTGGTTTATTACGATAGTATCGGATATGAGTGCTTTAACGAATAAAAAAGTAAAAATAGTTAATGTGGGAGAATTTCCTATGGCAAGTGAAGAGCTTGCGAGGCGCATCTTTGCCAGACATACCCAAGCCGAGCGGGAGCGGCAGTGGCAAGATTATTTGCGAAAAGCCGGCCCAGAACGTATGACAAAAGAGCAATGGTATAGATTTAATTATGGCGAACTTCCGCCGCCCAGCCCGTATCCATTGGTAGAATACGCCCGCAGAACAGGTGCTCCGAGCATTGAAGGCGCTAGCGGAGCTGATGCTGAAGAAATAGAAAGAATACTTAGAGGTAGAAGGCAGACGAGGTAGTAAGCAATGGCAGAAAAATGGATACAAAAAGCAATTAAAAAACCAGGGGCTTTTAAAAAGCAGCTTGGTGTGCCTGCTGGCAAGAAAATACCCGTGGCGATATTACAGAAGGCGGCACAAGCTAAAGGGAAACTTGGCCAGCGAGCGAGATTGGCTTTAACTTTACGTAAACTAAATGCATAATATTTATGCCGCTGAAGAAAGGTACATCGCGCCAAACTATCAGTGAAAATATTAGAGAGCTGATAGCTAGTGGTTATCCGCCCAAGCAAGCGGTTGCGATTGCTCTTAGTACTGCAAGAAAAAGCGGAGCTAATATTCCTCGTGCAATAATAAAAAAAGCAAGAATGAAAAAAAGTAAAGGATAAATTTTATGATTATTGGAAGATTGATTTGTGATGGTTGTGGGAAAGATTGTACTGATTTATATGGTTTTGCGTTGATGGTTCGCGGCACCGTTCGTAATCAACGGCAGCAAGAAGCCCTTGCAGAAGTTAAAAAACAATTTGGCAAAGAAGAATTTGTCTGGTGCTGGTCTTGCACAGCTAAAGCATTTGGTGTTATGCCGAAGATAGCCGGAGAGCCTCAGATTGAGCCAAAGCAAGAAAGCACTTTAAAAAAAACAGCAACATTTTAGGTTTAAGGGTTAAAAAATTATGTCTATTGATACGAGAAATCTTAAAACGAATATTAACGTTCAAAGTGGAGGGTCGGTAGCAGTAACTATTGGCTCTGGCGGCACGGCACAAGGACCGAATATTCCTTGTCGTTATTGTAGATTGCAATCTCGTTCTGGCAATAATGTTATTCGCGTTCGCGTTGGTTCGCCTTGCGATGCAGATAGCGGTGTCGGTTTAGCTGGCTATCCTACGTTGACTCCGTATGCAATTCATAATCTGAATTTGTTGTATTTTTATGGTAATACTGAAGGTGACATAATAGATATAGAGTACTTTGTATGATTAAATGGTTAAATGATTTCGTTAAGCGAGCAGTCAAAACTGTTGTATATTTTTTCGGCAATGGTGGTGGGGGGCAAGACACATCTGTGCCATCAATGGAGCAGTCGTGCTTAGTTTATTGGAAATGCGACGATAACTCCGACACTAATATCGTGTCAGATAGTTCGGGCAATAATAATATTATATACGCTTATGATATAGATGGAAATCCCTTCCCGACAAGGTTATTACATTCAAATACTACAGGTATAGCGTGTAGATATAATGATACAACGAAGATGAATTTTTTCAATTTCGATGAAGAAGAAGGGTTTTATTTAGGTCATCCTTATAATAACGAAATTGCGAGATTATTTACAGCCGGACAAGATTGGACAGTAGTTTTTTGGAAAAATGTTATTGTGACTGCCAATGCATATTTGTTTTACGTAGGAGATGCAACAGGACGAGAAGGCAACATACAGTATTATTTCATTGGAAATGATACAGAAAATAGAGCTATTATTGGAAGTAATCAAGGTATAATTGTAAGAAGTCAAATGGCTTTTGAAAATAGAATTCCTCATCCGTGGCATTGTCTTGTAATGATGTATAGCGGCGATATCGGACAAATGAAGCTATATATTGATGGTAAATTTGAGGGAGCGGGATTTACTAATCCTATCGAAACTGACCCTGAAGAGCCTGTTATTGAAATATTTATTGGCAAATGGGGATTGATTCCTCTTTATTTGCCACTTGACCGAGCCTTTGATGATATGATGATTTTTAAAAGAACTCTTACTGATGAAGAAATATCAATACTTTGGAATAATGGTAGAGGCACAGAGAATTTTCAATTGACACCTACGTTGAATTTGGACGGAACAGAAATTTTGACTGCGGCTTTATGAAAGGAAATGAAAATGGCGGAAGCGGTTATAACATCCAATCTTAATACTAACATAAATTCAATATCTGGCGGAGTTCTTAAAGTTACTCTTAGTGGCGGCGTTGCACAAGCTAATGATGGAATATCTCTGCCGTGTCGAACGTGTAAGGTGAAAGAAGATGAAGGTAATAACGCGCTTGTAAGAGTGAATTTCTGCTCTCCAGCTGATGAAGATAGTTTTCCGCTCGGCTCATTTAACGGCGATACTCATCAGGCGGAAGCTATTGATTTTGATATTGACGATGTTAGTAAGTTGTATTTTTACTCTTCTCAAAATGATGCGATTGTATATATCTTTTATCGAGTATAATTATTATGCGGAAACCAGAAAAAATAGAAATAACTAAAAGATTTACTGAAATAAAGACGAAAATTTGTGCAAAATGTAAGCAGTGCAAACCTGTGGAAGAATTTTCGCGAAACCCCCACAACACAGATAGTCTTCATTCTTGGTGTAAAAATTGTCAGAGTATATATAGGAAAGAGTATGATAAATACAGACGTTCACTTCCTGAAAAAGAAGATGAAAAAGTTGAATCAAAGCAGGCAGATACTAAGCCTCCTGTAGATAGCAAAAGAAGAGTGTATGCCACTATTGAAGAAGGTGATATATATAGCAGTATTCCGTGGCTGTGCGAAAGAGTTGTTAAAACTATTTTTGATTCTCATCGAATAACTAAATCAGATGAACAGCTTTTTGGCAAGGCATATCAAGAGGCGATGGAGTTTTTGCACGGCAAGCTTCTCCGTTCATTAGTGGCTCAATCTGTTGGTTTTTATTACGATGAAGTTAAAACAGTATATCAGAGAAATTCTGAGGCTACTTGCGAAGAAGATAAATGGATAGAGATAAGAAAAGAAATAACAAGAAAATTTCAGCCAGCTAACGCTACATTATTTACATTCTTGCTATGTAACAAATTTCCTAACGAATTTAGAAAAGAGCTTTTCCTTAAAAAAGACGAAGGATATGACAGCCAACCAGCAGAAAGAATTAGAAAAGTTATTGAGTCTCTCTCCAGAGATGTTCTTGAGCAAAGTGCCGACAAATCCGAAGGAAAATCTGAGGTTCCGGATAGCGTTGCACAGCTTCCTGGCGCAGGCGGATAAACAGATACGAAATGATTTTGTGGAAAAATGCCGCCTTAAACCTCAGATTACGTTCAAAACAATGTTCTGGACGGAGCAACCTAAGCCAAATATCCGGCCATACGGAGTTTGGCCGTTTATTACTTGGCCGTGGCAGGATGAAAAGATAGAAGAAATTACACATTTAATGCTTAATGGCGGCAAGGTTCAGATAAAAAAATCAAGAGAAGTAGGCGCAACGTGGCTTATTCTTGGCTGTGGTCTGAATTTGTGGCTATTTACCCCACGCATTAAGGGCTTAATAACAAGCCGTAAAGAAGAGCTTGTTGATAAGAAAGGCAATCCCGATACACTATTTTGGAAATTAGATTTTATGCTTCAGCATTTGCCTGAATGGGTAATACCTGAATATACCCGCACAGACCGTCACTTAGAAAATCTTTGGAACGGTTCTATTATCGACGGCGAAGCTACCGTTGAAAGCGTAGGAAAAGGTGGAAGGCGCACGTGGGCATTCTGCGATGAATTTCCTGCAGTTCCTCACGCAGAAGCGGAGGCTATGGATAGAGCTTTGACAGATACTGCTGCTTGCAGGATTTTTCTTGGAACGAGCGAATATCGGAGCCATCCGTTCAGTCGTATGGGGTCGCAGAAAGGCGTTATAAAAATGGCACTTGGATGGTGGTTGCATCCGTTTAAGGCAGAAGGTTTATACTGGTCGCCTGATTTGAATAAGATTGTAATTGAGGATATTGATTATTACAGGCGATTAGCCCCCGATGTATTTAATAAGTATTCCAAAGGGCAAGAAATAACTTATTCTGAACTTGAAACGGAACTGCTTTACAAACATCCTGAACTAAAAATATCTTTTATTGCTGATGGTGGAACTCCAGATAAACCAAAATGGCGAAGCCCGTGGTATGATAAGCAAGAAGCCGAGCGAACTGATTTAGATGTTGCTACAAACCTTGATATGAATGAGATTGGCGCTAGTGAAGGAGTTTTCTCGCCCGCTACAATCAATCAAATGATTTGTCAATATGTCAGAAAGCCTTCATATGTTGGCGAAATCTTATTTGATTCTTATGATAATAAAATCAGTAATGTTAAATTTGTTAATGGTGGCAGAGGAAGATTAAAATGGTGGGGCGAATTGGGTGGAGCAAGACCAGTTCAAAATCATAACTATGTTTTAGGCTGCGATATTTCCCTTGGGCAGGGACAAAGCAATTCTGTTTGTTCGATATTCGATGTTGATACGAGAACAAAAGTTGGTTGCTGGGCAGACTCTCATACTTTACCAGAACAATTTGCAGAAATTGTAGTTGCAATAGGAAAATGGGTAGGAGGTATGTCGAAGCAACCGCTGCTTAATTTTGAAGCAAACGGTATAGGTCAAGTATTTCTTAAAAGAATTAGAGAACTGGGCTATTCATTTATCTGCAAATCATCAGTAGAAAAGCGTGGTTTTCATCAAAAATCACAGATTTTAGGATGGTGGAATAATCCTAATAACTTACTACAATTGTTTGCTATGTATAATGCTGCAATGACGGCGTGCTTTAGACCGAGAATGAATGAGAAGATTTTCATAAATCCAGATAGCGATTCATTACGTGAAGCTGAAGATTATATTTTCGACGGCGGAAGAATAGTATTGTCCAGTTGTATGTCTGATTCTGGCGGCGCTAAAGCGGCACACGGCGACCGCGTAGTGGCAGATGCGCTATGTTGCCTTGCTGCTTGCGACCAATACAAAGCCGCTGCTAAGTTTGAAGCGAATATCGTTGGTTCGTTAGAATGGCGAAAACGCCGACAAAGACAAGAGCAGTTGGCTAAAAAGGATAAAATGAAAATATGGTTAAATTTCGATTAGGTTTATTCCTATGCCACAGCAAACTAACAAAATAAATTTTGTTCAAAGGCTTAATAAGGCAATTCTTGCGTGCCGAAGATTGAAGAAAGTTACCGACGATAAAAACGCTAAAATGTTGCGTGCTTATGCTTCTGGTTATTATCAAAAAGGGCTTACGCAAGACCCCCACCCGATAAATCTTATAGATAGAGCCGTTTCTATTTGGCTTCCTTTCTTAGTTGGTGGATTGCCTAAAATTGTCGTCAGGCCAAAAATCAATTTGCAATTGAAACCGTTTGCATACACGTTTCAATTGGCATTAAATCATTGGCTAAAAGCGATGAAGTTTGCTCAGCGAACGTTGCAACCAGCAGTTTTGAATAGTTTATTTGGGATGGGAATAGTTAAGACAGGCACTTGCCACGCAGATATTAAAAGATTGGCAGGATACTTAACTGTCGAAGGGCGGCCTTATGCCGAAGTGGTTGATGAACAGAATTATGTTTTTGATATAACGGCAAAAGATAGAGAACAATATGAATTTGAAGGCGATGAATATATATTGCCTACTGAAGAAGCAAAAGAGGAATATCCTAAATTTGCCGACAAGATTACGCCAGATTTTAAGCTATACGGCGAAGACCATCCCAAAACAGTTGTTAATCCGGATAGGATTAGTTATAACGAACTTCACGATTATACTCGTTTTATAGATTTATGGCTGCCGAGAGAGAAAGTTATTATAACAATTCTACCGCCTGAAAAGGGATTCAACAAAATTATTAAAACAATTCCATATGACGGCCCAGAAAGTGGTCCCTATGATTGTTTGGGCTATAAATATATGCGAGGTTCTACCTTGCCTATTCCTCCAATTTACGGCCTTATGGAGCTTGATGCGGCGATAAATACTCTATTTGTAAAAGCCAGAAACCAAGCTGAACGGTTGAAAAAAGTAGGTGTTTACGAAGGTGGTAGCGAACAAGATGCGATGGTAGCCAAGGAAGCTAAAGATGGCGATATGTTGGGCTTGTCTAACGCCCAATCCGTGAAGGAGTTGACGTTAGGCGGTGTAGTCCCAGAGCTTTATGACTTTCTGGCATTTACATTAGCTCAATTTTCAGAACAAGGTGGTAATCTATTTACTACCGGTGGCCTGCGAACGGCGGCAAGGACGCTGGGACAAGAACAGCTTTTGATGGCTAATGCTTCCAAAACATTGGATATGATGAGCCAAACAGTTCATTATTTTGCATCGAGCATTGCAGAAAAATTAGCTTATGAGATGTGGCAGAATCCAACTATACAGATTGCAACTATTAAAAATGTGGCGGGCGAGGAAATTGCCAGCATTTATAATCAGCTTCAACAAGAAGGCGAATTTACTGACTATTACTTAGATATAGAATTGTTCAGTATGCAGCGGTTAAATCCGGAAGCACGGTTCCAAAGAATGATGCAATTGTTGACGGGATGGATTTTGCCTACTATGCAAGTAGCTACTCTTCAGGGACAAACATTAAACATCAGGGCTATTACGCAAGAACTTGCTACTTATATGGATGTCAATACAGATTCGTGGTTCCTTCCTTCTGTTCCCACACCTGTGAGTATGAATCCGTATCAGCAGATGGGTCTGGGTATGAGAAGCAGCGACCAAAGATTTGGCGCATCTGAAGCAGATAATCTTAATAATAAATTAGCGGCCGAAACGGCCAGATTGGGCAAAACGACGAAGGAGATATCGTTATGACGGCTTTAGCAAAGGTGTCATTAAAAGTAGAAATAGAAGATTTGACTTCAGAAACATCATCGCTGGAGACGAGATTTACACACAACATTACGCCCGAAGAGGTTTTTTATGGATATACTGTAATAGGCAATACGGCAACAAATCTTGATTTGGGCGGGATAGCAAGCACTGACTTGCTTGGCGTTTTAATTATAGCTAAAGGCACGGCAGGAACAGATTATGTAGGAATACTTGTTAATGATGATGGCACGGGAACGCCGCTAACTACGCAAGGTAATATCACCCTTGGGGCTGGCGAAGCAACATATTTGAATTTCGGCGGTTCATCGCAAGGATTAGGAAGCGGAAAATATATAAGAATTAAAGGTTCAACATCGTCAACAGCAATAGAGTATTTCTGTTTCGGGAAACATTAGTATGCCAATATATGAGTTTGTGTGTGAAAATTGTGGCTATAAAGATGAAAAGTATATGAAGCGGATTTTCAATAAATCCAGAATTATGTGTTCTGTTTGTGGTCATTGGATGCGGAGAATTTTCAGTCGTGTGAATACCGATTTGGTTGATAGACCACGATGGTCTAATACTATGGGTGTTAACCCGAGGCAAATACCGCAAGCAGTAAAATTATACCCAGGTTCAGTGTATAATGAAAAAGGACAATTATTGATAAGAAATAGAAAACATAAATTATTTGAAATGAAACGAAGAGGAATGGTAGAATTAGAATAAATTGAAAGGAAATGAAAATGGTAGATGAACGAGAATACAATACTGATAATGCCGAGCAAGTTGAGCCAAATCAGCAAGAAGGCGAAGTTGTTGAGCAAGATACTACTCAACAGCCAAAATCTGACCAAGAGATGTTTGCTGAAAAAATGGAAGAAATCTTGTCTATGACGCCTGCGGGCGAAGAAGAAGTCGCAAAAGATAGCGATATAACTCCTGAGGGAGCTAAAGTTAGTCCTGAGGAAGGACAAACCCAAGAAGCTGAAACGAGTTCAGCGCTGAAGGATATTGACGCCGATGTCCTTCAAATATGCCGTGATTACGGCTGGGATGATGACGAAATTGCTCGTCAAATAAAAATTAACCCTGATTTGCCTTATCAATTACGAGAATTACTGGACGCCGAACAACAAGGTGGGCCTACAATCCCTTCTGCCGAGGCAGATAAAAAGGCCGTTGATGAACAAAAAGCACAGGAATTTGAGGAACTTAAATTCAATCTCGACCCAGACAAAGTTGACCCTGATGTTAAAATGGCAATTGAAAAAATCGCTGCTCAATTAAGTGAACAGCGAAAGATGTTGACTGAAGAACAAAAACGGTTGCAGTCTGAACGAGAACTGGCTTACATCACGCGGGTAGATAGTTGTTTCGACCGCTTCAGTAAAGAATTACCTGATTTGGGAAATTCTGCTAATTTGAATAATAGGCAAATAGCATTGAGGCAAGAATTATGGGCGCACGCTGATTTAACGAGCAGACTTAGGAATATCCCAATAGAAAAGGCGATTGAAATAGAAGTTAGAAAACATAAAAACCAAGAAGGCGAAAAAGCTGCCGAGCAAAGGCTTCTGGATAAGCTTAATAAACAGCGTAGCAGATATACTCATAGACCTACAAGGCGACACTCTGATTTAAGCTCAAGGAAATTTGCAACACCAGAAGAAGAAGCTGAAGCAATAATGACAGAAGCTTATAGGCAGGCAGGAATAGAAGAATAACCGTTCTTAGAAAGGAGAACATAATGGCTATATCACAATCTGGAATGTCATTGTCGCAGTTTTTAACATTGCTTAATGCAACGAGGGATTACTTTACACCAGATAAATTGACAATGACATTAAATTATCCGCGATATGAAGTCCTTAATGACATATTGCGTCGTCGTAAAAAAACAGCTACAGGCGAAAGATACACTACTAACATTCAACTTGAAGATGCAACAAATGGCGGGGCAGTAGGAATGTTCTTTGTTCAAGATGTTTCCAATATTTATGATACTGACCACAAGGTTATTTCCGAATGGAAACATTACACAAATAACGTTTCTTATGACCTTGCTCAAGTTGATATTAACAAAGGCGACAAGGTTAGAGAATATGATTATATCAAAAGCCAAAAGATGGCGATGTATCGCAAGATTGGCGATGACTTGCAAGAGCAGTTCTGGTCTGTCCCCACATCCGCCAGCGACGGCAATAGAGTTTATGGCCCCCCAGGATGGCTTACAATGGGAACGGATAACGCCACAATAACCAGTGGTTTTACTGGTACGACAGGTAGATATCTAGATGGAACTACGTTTAATCCTGGTGGAATATCCGCTGTAACTTATCCCAAATGGGCAAGTTTATATCTTGACCATAACAACAATTTGAATGATACATTGCTTGATTTACTTGGTGACGCTAACAGAGCTACTGACTTTGAAGCGCCGCTTGTTGATGCTGGCAAAGTTGAAGGCGTCGAAACAAATGTTCCGAGAAAAGTGGTGTATTACACTACTAACAATGTTATTAGGAATATCGAAAAGATAGCAAGAAATTCGGACGACCGCATTGGCTATGATTTGGGCAAGTATGCGGGCGAAACACTGTATAAGAATATCCCGTTCCGCTACGTTAAATATCTTGATACAGAAGGCAGTGGTGGGACAAGGGCATATTATGGCAAAGACCCGATTTTTGCTATTAACTTTGATGTTTTGTATCCGGTAGTCTTGCAAAATTGGTATTTCAGAACTGATGAAGGCAAGAATGCGTTTGCTCACAATGTTGTTACCGAATACGTGGATTTGTATTGGTGCGTACACTGTGAAAACCGCCAGACGGCAGGGTATTTGGTAAGTGGGCAATAGTATTATTAACAATTTTAGATAAGCCAGACGTAGGTGCTGGTAATCGACACCCTATTCGTGGGGATATAATACACGAAGAGAAAGGAAGTGGTTTATGGCGCGTGGTGCGAATAGAATATCAATCCTTCAAAGTGCTGGCTATGTTGGCGGGCAGAAACACGGCCTATGGGACTTTATTTACACAACTTCTACTACAAAAGACCCTCTCTACAATATAGGTGATGTTGTGGTTATACCTAGTAGGGGTATTTTTGTGTATTCTAAATCGGCGGACGCTTGTATATCAGGACAGGGCGCTGAATTTACGTACACAGGATATATTCCTTATACTGAATTTACGGTTACGGCTGATGTGGGCGATAGGAGCGTTACTGTCCCTGCGGCAACGCACGCTGCCTTGGCTACTGATGAACTTCGCAACGGATTTATCTGGATTTACGATGGCTCAACAAACAATGTTCAATTCAGGCAAATACTGGGCAATGATAGCGCCGCTGCGAACGCTGCTTTTGTAGTGTATCTTGACGGCCCTCTAACTGAAGCCGTTACAACATCAAGTGCTTGTGAAGTTTGTCAAAATCCGTATGCGGCATTGCGAACAGGAACAAGTGCTTCTTTACCTAAAGCTGGTGTGCCTACTGTTAAAGTTACGGCGGCGAATGTTTATTTCTGGTGCCAAGTAGGCCGATTGCCGAGTTATGCTTGGCTTGCTCCTCAATATACAATAATAGATAAGCAAATTGGTGCTTGCTGGAGACACGATGGTACCCTTGATACCGTGGGTAATGGTGTTGATGGAGAGAATGACTATGTTAGCACTCAATATGCAGGCCACACTATAGCTGGTAACTATGAAGGCATTGGCCCTCTGTTCCAGTTAGCTTAGCGCTGTGGAAAGGAGATTGTTATGGCAAAAGAAGAAAAAGATAAAAAGGTTGTTGCTCCTACTAAGGTGGATAACAGCTTGAATTTTAATAATCCTGAAGATGTCAAGAAGTTTTACGAAATGAAGAAAAAGAAAGCAAAAAAATAGGTTGTTGGCCTAACGGCTTCGGTAGCTGTGCCGGAGAACAGCTACCTTTGTTGATAAGGATTTTATGATGGATAGTAAAATAGAAGAAGCATTACGCAATATCAATACTGTTTGTGCTTCTGTTAGATTGACGAGGCAGGAGCATTTGGTATTAGCAGACAATATAGCCCTTATTCGCCAGGTGTTGGAGGCATATGAAAATGCTGAAAAGACACAGCTAAGTGGCGATGGTAAAGGAAATTAGCGCTATGAGTAGTAGCCCTCTCAAACTAACATATAAAGATGTCTGGACTAAGGTTTCTGAGTTTTTGGGATTAGGCAGTCAACCTACAGGCGACGACTTAAAAAAGGTTAAAGATATAACGCTACGGGGTTATCGAAAATTTTTAATGCCGTTAGATTTAAGCAAAAATCCCGCAGAAACATATAGGTGGTTTTTCTTGCAAAAGACTACAACACTTTCGATAGTTGCTGGTCAAGAAGTGTATAAATTACCAATAGGTTTTTCATCTTTAGTTTGTCCTTTTACCCACATAACACCTCTTTCATACAATCCCATTCAGAGACCGCTGGCGTTTATTTATCTTCAAAAATCTCAAACAACCGGCACAGGTTATCCAAGATATTTTGCGTTAAAGACATCTGAATATGACCCTATCACCGGCCAAGCAGACAATGAAGTAATTTTCTTTCCAACGCCTTCTAATAATTTTGATTATTACTATACTTACAATTCTATTCCTCCAGCACCAGTAAATGATGACGATGTCTTTGTGGGCGATGGCTTGGCTTCTGAATGTATTTTAGAGTGCGCTTTGGCCGTTGCAGAATTGCAAGAAGATGAAACTATTGGGATACATCACAGGGCAGCTGAAGTGCTATTGCAGCAGTGCATTGGAGAGGATAAGAAGCAAGGTATGGTGGGCAATTTAGGCACTATGAACCTTCGTAAGGGCGAGGGCTATATTAGAAGCGCAACAATTTATGACAAAAATTATGTTCAGATTATACCGGAACCTTGAAAACGAAAGGAGTTTTTATGCCTAACAGACAATCACTGGTATGGGGAATGGAAACAGCAGAAGGAATTGGCTTGCGGAAAATTTCTGAAGAGCTTAGCTATAGTGATTTTACTACATCTTCAACTGTTTATGGAATAGCTAATATGTCTCAAACTATTCCGGCAGGCTCTTTTGTGGTCGGCAGCAAAGTTACTGTTCTTGAGGCGTTCAGTGGTGGCGACAATACTACAATGGTAATGGATGTAGGTACTAGCGCGGATGATGATTTATTCTCATATACAACGCACGATATTTCAAGCGTTGCAAGCAATTTGGTAGAGGGTGCAGATTCATCCGCCGGTGGCACAACAGGCACAGGGTTAGTTCCCATATCTTCCGCTACTACTGTTCAGCTAAAGATTACTGTCAATAGTAGTTATGATACTATTTCTGCTGGCCAACTAATTGTGGATGTATATTATTTAAGCACCAACCCCGAATAGCAGAAAGGCGGTGCTTTATGATAATAGCACCGTTCAAAAATAGTTCACGCATTAGGAGGACGTACGATGGAGATTATATTGCCTGTAAAAGGTAAATCTTTAGGCGTTCCTATGGATAAACAACTGGCCGCTACTACTGCTTATATCAATAATGTTCGGCCACGAGATGTTCTTGAGAATAGAGTTCGTATTGGCCAGCGCCCTGGCCTTGATAAATGGGGTGCGGGAACGCAAATCGGCGGAATTGAACAGCCTGTAGTGGCTATGTGTTCTGTAAGTAGTATTATCTGAGGTCTATAATATGGCTAACTATTGGGCTATATGGAAGGCAGACGCTTGGGGCTCGGAAAGCACAGGAGTGCCTTTATATAAGTATAAAGACCAGATGGAAGTAATACATTATTATACTCCGCAAAAGGCAATATCGAGGGGCAGAAAAGGAACAACTAAGCAAATAAAAGTTTTCGCAGGCAGACAAGAAGCATATCCAGGAGATAATGAAATATTTGCAGATTCGACTTTATCAGTTAAAGTTTATGAGTCAGATATTAGCGGCAATAGATTAAGTGACGATATAGCGACAGGGTCTATAGTGTATGCCAATATCCCTGTATATGAAGGTATAAACACAAATTTTATCATACCTCTTACAGATGGCGAATTTACATCAGAACCTCCTGGTTGGAGTAGCAGCAATAAACTTTATGCAGTTGAGTTTGACACGAATGCGTTAGGATTTACGGAAGTTATAGAAAACCCACCGAACCCACCGACATATCGTTATCATTACTCTGCTATTGTATTTAGAGGAATGTTAAATCCAGTTTCATACTGTAAATGGTATTATTGGGGTGGGACTGCTTGGCACTTGCAGGATATGGTTCCAACTGGTTTGACGCAGATACAGGGATTTGCATATCCTCAAGAAGCCTCTCTATTTTGTCCTCTTCATACACCTATTTATGATTCAGTAAAGGTTTTTGCTTTTGGAAATCCCGAAAGGGGACACGCGCAAATGAAATTGTATGTAAATAACAACTTCGTATTTACTGAAGCTATTGAATATCCTAATTATGACTGGGACTTAGAATATCAAATAATTGTTCCTATGAGTTTTGCGGGAAACTCTTCTTTGTCTTGGCGAGTAGATGCTGTTAGTACTGATGATGGCCACTACCTTACGCCAGGCACAACCGTTCACATCAATCTGCTTCCTACACCAGAGCATAATCCCGTCGGGGAATTATTCTTTTCTTCTGGTGCGGAAATAGATGGTACATTATATGGTGGAGACTTTTATACGTTGCCTTATGAAGCGTAGTGATAACTGCATCTTTGGTAAGTAGTTATGGCTTATAGACAAGACAATTTTTGGGTAGATATAGCTAGTGAATTCATACCACTAGAAAATGTTGATATACAATCTGTTTCTCTGCTCTGTTGTATGAGAGACGAAGATTATCTAAATTATCCCCAAAATCTATCTACAACATTGCGAGTGGGTATTATCAATGATTCGGGCGATTATTTAGGTTATACAGATTATGATGCTTCAGCATTACCCTATTTGCAATGGACGTGGATTAACGTTCCTTTTAATCCTCCAATATCACTATTGCAGCACCGAAAATATTATATTACGTCTTATGTGGATATGGGTGTGGGGGGTGTAAGATATTGTAAGCACTTATACACAACAAATAATAATTTGCTAATATCATCGCGGTATTATAAAGATGGTAATAATTGGATATTATCTAATACATCGCCATCTGTGATGAATTCTAATAGACCCATTTGGTGTGACATTTTAACAGCTGAAGAAGGAGGTTATGAATCGCCAGCAAAACTTATAGAGCTTACTATTTCATATTCAGCTACGTGCGATTGTAGATTTGATGTTTATGAAGCCCAAAATTCAGAGCCTGTTGGCTCACCTCTTTCTACTGTAACTTTATCAGCGGAATTGTTACCTTCTACAAGCAAGAAAATACATATACCTATCCCTGAAGTGCGATTGTATGCGAATAACACTTCGTATGCTATTGTAGTTAGCTTAGTTAATCCTAGTGTCAGCGATTCTGCTACATTAGATTTAAATATGCTAATAAGACCAGGTGGGCGAACTTATATCGGTTATTGGGCGCCTAGTGAGTGGTTGCCTTTGGAGGAAATTACTGAAACTTTTGGCGGTGAGCCTTATCAGGAAAGATATGGCGACCACACAGTATTATCTAATCCAGTTCTTTACCATCCTGCGCTTACATATAAGTTATATAAAGCGCCGTCATTACCTGGTAAGCCGACGCAGCCTACGCCCGCATATAGTAGTGAAAATGTTTCGATTGGCTTGACAAATCTTTCGTGGGTAAGTGGCGGAAATACTGATTATTATAATGTTTATTTTGGCGATTCTGAGGGTAACTTAACATTGATAACTACTAAACTAACGAATGTAACGGTTAGTATTAAACCATTCCACAATATTTTCCCTTTACGATATTCACGCACTTATTACTGGCGTGTAGATGCCGTTAATGATGTTGGTACTACGCAGGGCGATGTATGGTACTTTACTACTTTGTCGCTTAAACAGCCTCACCCTAATTATATTCTTTTGGAAGGTGGCAGTGGTCTTGGCCCCTTTGATGGTGGCGTCAGAGGAGTTGACTGGGAGTGGACGGGCGTAAATAATATGCTAACAGTAAGAAGATTGGTTGCCGCAGCAGCCAATAAGTTATGGATAGAAAGTATTTAAATTAAAAAGGAGGCGTTATGGCTTTCGCAGCGAAAGGTGAACAAGTAGCTTTAAATAGTTTTACAGGGGCAGCTTCTCCGTTGGCGTCTATGTATTTAGCGCTTTGTTCAGATTCTAATGGAACGGAGATAGATGCCGAAAATGGTTATACCAGAGCAGAAGTCCCTTGCGATAGTGATACGTGGAATACGGCAACAGGTTCTAATCCCGCTTCAATAACAAACAAGGTTGATTTGGCATTTGATGTTTCAACTGGTGCGTGGAATGGTGGTGAAGCAATAGAATATGCCGCCTTATATGATAGCGGCACACCAGGCGAGGGCAATTTGCTATGCGTTATACCATTAGACGTTCCCGTAACGGTCAGTGCCAGCGGCCAGACAGTAAAATTCTTGGCTGGCGATTTAACGTTAACCGCTACATAAATTTAATAAAGGAAGTGATTTATGGCACTTACTTCAAATGTCCAGTGGGAGATACGAACTGGAGGCAGCAAAAATAATGGCGGTGGTTATGGCAAGCTTTATACTTTTACTGCTACTTATACAACACTGTCGGCAGGGGCAGTTTATAGCCATAACTCACAAACTTATACTGTGGTGTTGCCATTAGGGACTACGAGAGGGCTTGCCGCTACTGGTACGGGCAACCCTTTGTCGAGCGGAACACTTACTAAGGTTTCAGGAACAGGTGATAGTACTATAACTTTTACAGCTTGGACTTCAGGTACAGATTATTCTCAGCAAGATTCGCCGCATTCTACACAGACTGATATAGTAACTAATGATACGACCACGCTTACATCTTCTTCTGGATTTACTACTGAAGGCAATCATACCGCAATAATTGGCAACCTTATACATTTGTTTGCGTCTGATAATACACATTTGGGCTGGTATCAAATAGTAGATGCAACTAATTATCAGACTGTTATTGTGGATACTACAGTAGCATCAGGTTCTGGCCGCAAAGGTTATGTCGGAGGCGCCCTCGCTTTTGGAGCAACTTTAAATGGTGTTACTGATGATATAATGATGGAGGCCGCCGTCGCAGGCAATACGTGGTGGATTGCCTCCGGTACGCACGCTATTGCAACGGCTGTTAGTATAGCTAAATCAGGGGGGACAGGCGTACCTATTACTATAGCGGGATATAAAACTACAAGAGGTGATAATCCTATCGGCAATGATAGACCGACTATAAATACAAATACTGCCAGTTTTATGATAACAGGAAATAGTTATAGAATAAAAAATCTTCGATTTACCACTACCTCACAAAGCTTTGCGCTAGGAATATACGGCGCTTATATAGGTATAATAAATTGCTTTTTTCAGAATACTAAGGCTTCTGGCACTGCAGATGCTCTTAGCATAACAAAAGGGCCTACTCACTGCATAGGTTGTGAAATGGTTGCTACGGGAGTAAGTGGCCAGGGCGCATATATCGCAAGTGGCTCTACATCAGTAATTTTCCTTCACTGTTATATACACGACTCTATATATGGTATTTATAGCGACCAGTTTAATATAATAGTAGCTGGATGTATTATAGATACTTGCACTACTGGAATATATCAGAATAACTATAATCTTTTTCTTTTTAATAATACTATTTATAATTGCACTACTGGTATCAACTTAACTTCATCCGCCCCTCCAGTTATGCTTTATAATAATATAATTACAAATTGTACGACAGGGATAGCGCCTGCTGGCAATTATTATGCAGTTACTGACTATAATGTTTGGAATAATACCACCAATTCTACAAAGATACTAGATGCAGGTAGCAATGAAATTATAGGTAATCCTCAATTAACAGACCCTGCTAATGGTGATTTCAGTATAGGGGTTGGTAGTCCTGCTGCAAATGCAGGACTTGATGCCTCTATATATACCTCTGCGAAAGTGTAAATTATGGCTTGGTCAATAGGTGCTTCACAAGTCGATAGATGGGAAATAGGTGCGGCGGGCATTAGCGGAGGTGTATTTGAAACCAGCGGTAGCGCCGGAGTTACTCTGTCCGCCTCTGGATATTTATTAGTAGATTATTTGTATATCAAAGGCGGCTCTTCAGTTGTCTTATCTGCGTATGGCTACTTACTTATAGATTATCTATACATCAAAGGCAGTTCTGATATCTTATTGTCTGCACAAGGAAAATTATTTACAGATATTATACGTACCTCCGGTACGTGTAATGTAACATTTTCATCTCGGGGCAAACTCTCATATGGTTTTAGTGTTTCAGGTACTGCCTCTGTTACTCTGGACGCTTTTGGATTGCTCTATAGTTCGTTATTGACGACAAAAGGTACGGCTGCTATTGAATATGATGCAGTTGGGTCGGCGTTCGCAAATGTTATTCAGCAAGTAGCTATTAAACGGCTTGTAGTAGTTGCGAACGATGAAGTTTGGTATGAGGATATTTAATTATGGCAAGCGGAACGATGGTTGAACTTGTAGCTGCTCGTGGCCAGATAAATACTTCTGACCAGATACAACTATTTGAGGCTTTTCAGAAGGTTTTTGTGGTTAATGGCGCTAATTTATACGTGGCTGATTTTACTAATACTAAACTTACTCACACTCAGTTAGGCACCCCTCACGCCAACGGCGACCTTTTAACACAAAATCAAGGTGGTGGTAAGTATGCTTATATGGTAGTTGACTACACAGATAGCACAAAAACTCATACGTATGGTTTTGCTTTTTACAGTGGTGGAGCAACGGCATTTAATACTACTAATACAGTAAATGGTAGCGGGTCGGGAAGTTCGTTTACTCCTACTGCTGTTACTGATAAACCACATTGGTATAAATGGACAGTTTATACAGGCGATGAAAATAATTATGGCAAGATGCCAGAAAAGGCTTATTTGGGCTGTTTATATCGTGGCCGTTGTGTTTTATCGGGTAATCCTATTTATCCACATCAATGGTATATGTCTCGTATTGCTAACCCGTGGGATTGGAATTACTCAGCTACTGATGCTATGACTGCCGTTGCTGGTCAGCAAGCGAATGCAGGTCAAATAGGGGATGTTATCAGGGCATTGATACCGTATAAAGATGATATTCTGATTTTTGGATGTGCGACCAGTATGTGGTATTTGCGTGGCGACCCCGCCAGCGGCGGCACTATTGATTCTTTTGATTTAACCGTTGGGATATATGGGGCTGATTCTTGGTGCATAGACAGCAAAGGAACTCTGTATTTCTGGGGTTCCGGAGGTATATATGCGTGCGGAATAGAAGGGGGTATGATTACAAAGCCTGAACTTATTACCGGATTATTGTTGCCTAACATTGTAAGAGACGAAAATGTTAGTCCTTCAACACATAAGATTATAATGGGCTATGACCGTAAAAGACTGGGTATTTTAATCTGCATAACGAGGCTCGCAGACGGCGTAAATTCAAATTACTGGTATGATTTGCGAACGCAAGGGTTTTTCCCTGAGACTTATCCAATTTCATCATCTGCTTATTCTATATTTAATTATCAAGCAAATGAAGAGGAATACTCAGATTTACTTATAGGTTGTCAAGATGGCTTTGTGCGTAAATTTAATGATTCATTAAAAGCGGATAATGTTATTAGTGATGAGCCTGGTACGGGCAATAGACCAATAAATTCTTATGTAGGGATGGTTCAGGCTCTTGGCGACACGGAGGATAAAGCTGGGCGAGTAAATTCGATAACTATAACGACGGCAGGCGGGGCAACCGGAGGGGCTTTCGCCGATACAGACAGTGTAAATTATGAACTTCGTAGGGCAAATAATGCTGAAGAAGCGTGGGAGGATTTAATAGACAATTCTCAGCCGCAAGAAACTGGTACTATTAGTACAGTAGGGCGTCAATATAGAATAAGGAAAAGATTAAAAGGTGGTTATTTTAGCTTAAAGTTTTACAATGAAACAGCAGGTAAGACGTGGGCAATAGAAAAAGTTACGGCGGATGTCCAGCCCGCGGGCAGAATTAAGTAAAAGGAGGCTAATAATGGCTGATTGGGGTCAATATCAAACAATTAAAGTTGGCAGTAAGCGATATGTTATAAATCCTGCAACTGGTCGAATAGATTATACTCTTACTGCGGCCGAAGAGGCAAGACAGGCTAATCTTGAACGGTACAAGCAAATCCGAGACCTTTATAAGGATATCATTGCAAGATACCGGCCTGGTGGACAGTTTTTAACAGGTGCAAGGGCGGAACTTGAAGCGGCAAAAGGTAGGGACGTTGCTTCTGCGCTAGCGCAATCTGTGCGTTCGGGTCTGTATGGTACAACAATACCAGCAACAGCGGCACAAACGTGGGAAAGAGAGATAGGCGCGCCGCAACGTATGAAGCTTGAAGATATTGCAATGGAGAGACTTAGCGAGACGCAACGAGGACTGGCTGGCGCTATTGAACGGAGAGAAGACGTTTATCCGAGCTATACTTTATTATCTGAGCTTCAGCGACAAGCGGCTGCAAGGCCGACATCTACTATGCCTGCTGGTTATACCGTTTTTGGCCAACCGTTTAGTACGGGTTTGTTTGGAGCCTATCCGTTTTAACTATGCCTTTAGTTCCTACAATTAGCGATGGTGATTGGGGTAGTGTTCGTAAAGCTATTCAGCTATTGGCCTCTGACCAAAGGCTTGGCTATGGGGCATCGCCTATCTTTGATAGTATAACATTGCGAGGTGGCTTGGCTATAAGTGGTAATGCTACAATATCTGGGAATCTGACATTAAATTTATCTAATGTTATTTTGAAAGTTAATAATAATGGTGTTGTGCAGGAGGCTTTGGCGGATACCGATTATTTAACTCCTTCTACTGCTGCATCAACGTATCAGCCGTTATTACCAACGCCAGAGACGAATAAGTTTTTATCTTTTAATGGTACTAATTTAATATGGGCAGAGGTAATTATGACAGAAACTGACCCCATATTTACTGCTTGGGACAAGTCCACAGGTATTAGTATTACTAAAAGTCAAGTAGTAGATTTTGGCGAGTATGAGCCGCCGATTACTGGCGGCACATCAGCTCAATACTGGCGGGGCGATAAAACTTGGCAAACACTTAATCAGGCGGCGGTAGATGGTTTAAAGGCAACAGATAGCCCTACGTTTGCGGGATTGACTTTGACTGGTTTTGGGGGTTTTTTGAAGGCGACAGGAGGAGTAGTAGGAACTTCGACTATAGACATTTCCAGCGATACTAATTTGGCGGTTTCCAGCCCTATTACTTTAAGCGATGATACTTTAGGTTTATCCTATGATACTGCTAACCTAAAGCTTACTTCTAATCAGCTTAATACTATACAAGATATTGGCACTTCTTCTACTCCGACGTTTGCTGGGCTAACAATAGGTTCGGCAACGGGACTGTTGAAGCGAACAGCTGGTGTTTTAGAAACGGCGGTAGCAGATACCGATTATTTAACTCCGTCAACCGCTTCATCAACTTATGTCCCTTATACAGGAGCAACAACTAATGTTGATTTAGGGACAAGAAATCTAACAACAACAGGGGCGATAGCAGGGACATCTCTAACTGTAAGCAGTCTAACCTCTGGTCGAGTGACTTATGCCACAACTGGCGGGCAGCTTGTCGATAGTAATAATCTGCTCTTTAACGGAACGACGTTGACCGCAGGCGGATTAACTTCGACAAGGCATCTTACTTTAGCTGGTCTATTAACTAATACGATGACTTCTACTGATGTAATGGGTTTAAGCATTGATGGTGATACTAATCCATATACTTGGTCGAGCGGTAATTTTACAGCCTTTGAGACGAAACGAAAGATAACCGGCTCCGGCTCAAGTATGGTAAGTCAAGGTTTCGGTTTTGTAAGGTCTTTAACGTGGGACTATGACTTTAGTGGCATATCCAATAGTTTCGGTAATGGAAAACAAATAAACGCTGACGGAGGTAATTTACTTTATACTGGAGATATAGCCATTATTGGCGGTCTTACTTCGCCATCTAGAAGCGTTTTTAGAGGCAATTTTTCGGCTACTACCTTTAGTGGGGCGTTTAGTAATTCAACGACAAGAAGTGTTATAGCAGATTGGGAAGGTGGATATTTTCAAAGTATCAATGGGGCAAGTTCTATCACTATAACTAATAGTGGTGCTAATACCCTTGATTTCGTTGGTGGTTACTTTGTTGGAGGATGCAATGCTTTACCTTCGATAAGCATTTCTGGTGGCGGTTCGCTTAGATTGCAATATGCTGGTGGAATATTTGCTGGGATAACACGTGATTCAACAGCTACTGCCGATACAGCTTATGGAGGTGTTTTTGTTGCTCATATTGGCAATGATAACTGGCCTACCTTACCTACTCCGGTTGACGGTGTAACTTATGGCGGATATTTTAAGGCAACAGGTGGAACAACGAATTGGGCAATTTACAATGTAGCGGGAGATGTATTTTTAGCATCTACTACAGCTAAAACTTATTTTAGGGATACTGATATACATATTGCCTCTCTTGACGACGGACACCTTGATTTGACGGCGGATGTGAGTGTGGATTTGAATGCAACGACGGTGGCTAAAACAATTCTACCTGATACAGATAATACTTATTATTTGGGAGAAATAGGAAGTCCATTTAAAGCTTATAAGGGTGTTATTTTAAAAGACCAAGGCGGGACTGGGAAACATTATAAATTAGAAGTTTATGATAATGCCTTAAGAATAGTGGCCTTAGATTAGGAGCTTATAATGACGGAGTTTAACGACGGCACAAGAGCGATAGTTAAGATGATTGTTAGGGAAACATTAGACCAGTATGAATCTAAAATCCTTGGCCGTATAGATGAAAAAATAAATGCCCACGCTAATGAGTGCGAGGCAAGAAAATATGGTGCAGTCAAAACTATCAGCATTGCCAGTATTGGTGGCGCAATAGTTGCGTTTGGCAAATGGTTGATTAACAAATTGTGATAAATAAAGGATATTACAATGGCTATTAGAGTTGAACCATCGGTATTGCCTTTAGTTTATGCCCCCGCTGCTGCCGCCGCTGGGCGTGCCGCTGCCGCGGAAAGAGAAGCTCAGCGAACACAAGAGACGGTGCTGGCACAGCAAAGAATGGAAGAGGCTGCAGAACAAGCGGAACTTAATAGACAGCTAAAATTGTTGTCTTATAAATGGGATATTGAAAGAGCTAATGCCGCTCACGCTTGGGACTTAGAGAAAATGGCGTTGCGTTCAAGATTGGACTTCGAAAAAGAAGAGCGCAGAAGAAGCCAAGAATTAGAAGAGTTTGAGATTAAAAAAAAGGCAATAATGGACTCTGATTTATTAAGTGATAAAGAAAAACAGCTATGGTTACTGCAAGCAGAAACAAAATTGCCAATTGCTCAAAAATATATACCGCCAGCGATAGCGCCGCAAGAGGCAAAGCCAATATTTACACCAGCTCACGTTCAGGAAACGCTGGGGGCGTTGGCTACCGATACGCGTAACATAATAGATAGACCATCGGCGATAGCCTACGCTGCAAGTCGGCTTGGGCCTGATTTTGCAACTAAATATCCGGAAGCCGTTAACATTATAACAAAAAGAGAACAAGCGGGCTTTGCTCCTCTAACACCAGCGGGTGTGCCGCCAGAGCCGACAGCTCCACCGCAACCGTCAATATGGCAAAAGATAAAGAGATTGTGGCCTTGGGCGGGTGAAGAAGCCGCTCCTTCGCCTACAACCCCGCCAGCAACAACACCAGCAACAACACCTGCAGCGGCTGCGAACATTCCTGCGACTGTAGGAACAACTCCAGCGGCGCTCGTGGCAGGGCTACCTGAACCACCAACTTATGAGGCATTCAGGCTTTCAGTAGGAAAATTGAAAGCAGAAAATCCGGAGTTAGCAAGGCAATATTATGATAAATGGATATCGAAATGGCGGTAGAAGCGTTTGAAGATATTGAACCTATACCAGCGGCAAGACCTCCTATTACTGCTACGGAGGCTGTTGCCCCTACGGCTGTAGAACCATTTGAAGCTATTAAACCTCATCAAGTAGAACCATTTGAAACTATTGAGCCTATTTCAGAACAGCCGCAATTAGAGGCTGCTCCACCCGAAACTGCAATAGGCCGCGTTATCGGGCGTGCGAGGGAATACATCAGGGGAAAAACGGGATTATTTGAGCCGCCTATTTATGGCGAAACTTTTCGGGAAGAAAAACCACTTAGCACGATTGTTGGGGCTGGCGGGTTTTACGGTGCTAAATCATTATCTCAATTAGGTCTATACGTTCCCGATATAATTGTAGGCGCTGTTTCACCATATAAATCATTGGCTGAGGCTGTAAATAAACTAACTGGATTTAAGCCTACAGAAAAGGAAATTAAATCCGCTGATGCCGTAGCGTTTCTGGGCGGACTGCAAACGGCGGGCGGGATAACAGGCGAGCTTGTTCACAGAATTGCCGCAAGAGCGGCATTAAAGAAGATATTAGGCACTGGTCTTACTTTCGCTACTCGTAGAGCGGCAGAAGAACTTGCAGATAAGTTTGTTAAAAATGACCCGATTGAGCTTGAAGGTATTTGGTTTGAAGGTGGATTGGGCGCTGTTTTTGGCGCTGGCGAAGTTGGCTTACAAAAGTTAACAGATTTTATAAAAAGCTACAGGGCAGGCACGGACATACAATTATCTAAGCTACCGCCCGAAAGTAGAGAGGCGGCAAGAAGAGCGGCAAGAGAAGAAATTCAAGCGGCGCTCGATAAATATCGAACAACAGGCGATAGAACTGACTGGGAGCGCGTGAGAAACAAGTATATGGGCTTATCTAAAGTAACGCCACCACAGGCAGTTGCCCCTACAGAGCCACTTGCAGCGGAAGCGGCAATTAGACCTTCAGAAGCCCCTCCTAAACCTCCAATAGCAGTCCCGCCAGCAGAGTCGCCGCCAGTTACGCCTTCACAGCAAATAAATGTATTTACCGCCCACAAAACCCTTCAAGAAGTGCGAACATACTTGACAGATAAATTGAATGGAATTAAAGCAATACCTAAAATAGCAGACTTCTATACAGGCCGAGCCGCTGATACAATTGAAAAACATTACGGTCGAATACCTGCTGGCCAGACACTTGCTCGTGATACCAGAGAAATAGTTTTTCAAGCTGATAACCGCGCAGCTAACCGTATAAGAGATTTTGAAGACATTATTAAAGGGCTAACTGAAGCTGAACGAATAGAGCTTGGGCGCGCCGGTCAATTGAGATTGCGGAAAATTAGTCCTAAATTAGAGCAAATAAATCAACGTTTATTGGAATTTATGGATGTAGATATGGCTGACGCCGACGCCGCTGGTTATAGGCGACTGTTAGGCGACCAATGGCATCATCTAAAAGGCACTGGCGGCTGGTTTCCGCAACACTTAAACGATAGAGGACGCGATATAATAAATAGAGCAATGCAAAAGGGATTAGGCGACCCTAAAGTTATGTCCACAGCAGAGCGAATGGTAGCAGAGGGCAAAGCTGAGACGCCGCAAGAAGCGCTATCTCAATTGCTTGATTGGTATAATCATAATTTGCGTGGGACGGCTGGCTATTTTGAACGGCCACGAACATTGCTTCCGGAAGATATGGTTGAATTGGATATAGCTAAGGTAGTTCCATATCAAATAAGAAACAATGCAAAAATGATAGTTGCGGCAAAGCAATGGGGCGTTGGTTTTGGAGAAGAACCTGTAGCGCCTGAATATAATTTATTTGGTGAAATAATCCTGCCTGAACACGCAGGGCGGTTAGATTTCATAAAAGCAAGGGAAATGATTGGCGAAATTGCTGCCCATTTCGGACGAGGAGATGCTGAAGCTCTTAAAAAATGGATACGAACAGAGTTTGGTCTGTCTAATGATTTGCCAGAAACGATAACGAATACCATAAATGCTATAAATAATTACGAGACTGTAGCACGATTGGGTTTTAGACTGCCATCTGCGGTGCGAAACTTAACACAAGGAAACGTAAATCTATTTACCGCTCCGCTACGAGCGCATATAAAAGCAAATGAGATGGTTTTATTCAAGAGATGGTCGCAAGAAGCGCAAAAATTATATGAACAAGTGCGGCGTTCGGGCGCCGTTGGTGGCCTGAAAGAAATGGCTGAATTAGAGAAAACAACAAAAGGCGAAAAGGCTTTAAAGCTCTTCACTGCCGCAGAGACAAGCAACCAGATTAGAGCGGCGCTGATTGCAAGGTTTTCAGCGGAAGACAAGATAAAAGACTTAGCTAAGTTACAAAATGCTACTAAATTGCAAGATTTACTTCTTCATTTAAAGTATCTCTCTGTAAATCCGGAAGATTATTTAAGGCGCGTTATACGTGAACGAACATTTACCAATCCTATAACTGACGCTGAAGTGGATGCCCTTTGGAGGGGAGAAAAGCAATTAACATTAGAAGACTATGCAAGGATAATGCATAGAGCTTCTGTTGATACTCAGTTCATAAATAATTTTGCGTCTCGACCTATTCCGTGGAAGACCAATCCCTTCCTAAGATTAGGTTTGAAATTTAAGACATTCGCTATTAACCAGACCAGATTGATATATCAAGAAGCTGTAAAGGAAGCAATGAAAGGTCATTTTGCTCCTTTAGCAAAATACTTTTTGCTCTCAGCTATCGGTGGTGAATTATATAACATCATTAGAGATTTGCTTATGGGACAAGACCAATCCTTACTTGCCCAGTTATTATACAGACCGGAAAAGCATAATCTGCCTGACATAGTATATGGCTTATTAAATGACTTTGTAGATGGTGCTGGAGTAGGAATATTGACGGATATGACATATGGAGTTGGCAATTGGCTTTTTGGTCCTGCCGTTGCAAGCGGCAAGAATGTATTAGAGTGGGCGAGCAATATAAAGCATCCTATTATAGCTACTCGCAAATTCCTTCGCAACGAAATAGCGGTTATGCGGGATTTAGAAGGTTTAATGGCAAGAGCAGATGCTTTATTTATAAATGAAAACAACAAATTTTTCGAATATCAGCGATGGAGGGATAGGGCATTTGATTGGGCCCAGCAGAAAGAAAGACCTACCGTTGTCAAGCGGGCGGGCAAGGTTGTAACACGCATTTTAGGCGTTACTCCACGTTATCCCACATTATTACCTTATGAATTTGCCGCTAAGCAAATAACCTTTGGCGATATAGACGACGCCGCCGATTATTTGGCAGAGCAAATACGAGTTGACGATAGACCTAAGCAGCAGATAAGAGAAAGTATGGAAGAGTCAATGAAGGCGTTTGCGCCATTAGGGCGCGTTCCCTCAAAAGATATGTATTTATTTTTGCAACAGTTCCCAGTAAAAGAAAGAGAAGCCGCGTTGCAATTACATAGAGAATGGATTAAAAATTATCGAAAAGCCATAGATATGGCATTTCAAAGGACAGGCAAATGAACCTAAAAACTAAAAAAGTGCTTTGCTATGACATAGGACTTTTTACTGAGCAGTGTGCGAGATTAGCAAAAGATTTTGGGCAAGTTTGGTATTTTACGCCGTGGGCGGATTTATTCCCGCATAGCAATAAAGCATTGATTGGTCACGATTTTGATGGATTAGAGCGAATTTTGGATTTCTGGGACTATGTCGAAAAAGCCGATATGATTTTTATTCCGGACACACATTGTGGCGATATAGTGGAGTTCCTTAAAAGAAAAGGCTTTTTAGTTGCTGGCGTTGGTCGGGCAGAAATACTTGAATTAGACAGATGGAAAGCAAGGCAAATTCAAAAGGAACTAAAACTGCCTTACCAACCCACACAAAAAGTAGTAGGTTTGCAAGCTTTGCGAAAGCTGTTAATGACAGAAAAGAATAAGTTTGTTAAACTCAATGTCTTTAGAGGCACACTCGAAACCATCAAACATATTGATTACGAAAGCTCAAAACCGCTATTAGACCATCTTGCATATGAGTTAGGTCCGAAGCAAGATACAATGACATTTATTGTAGAAGATGAAATAAAAGGTCTTGAGCCTGGCATTGATAGTATTGTTTTCGACGGCGAAAATTTATCGCCGTGCGTTTTGGGCTATGAGAAGAAAGGCGCTGGCTATATTGGCTCAGTAATACCATACAATCAATTCCCTAAGCAGCTAAAACAGATTAGTGATAAATTTGGACTTGTTTTCAAAACGTTAAAAACAAGATTTTTCTATTCTGCTGAAGCAATTGTTCCGGACAGAACTCACGGTTATTTGATTGATTTAACTTGCCGGATGGCAGCGCCCGCTGTTTCAGCTATACAAACAGAGTTAATTGAAAATTTCTCGCAGGTCATTTATGGTTTAGCGACAGGCCAAAAAGTTCAGCCGATAATGAAGTATAAATACGTTGCCGGCGTTGCTCTTGAGTCTGATTGGGTAGATACGCATTGGACAAAAATTTCATTTCCCCCTTCGTTGCGGCAATGGATTAAATTGCGTGTGGCTTGCAAGTTTGGTAAAGATTACTATGCAATACCAGGCCTTGCATCTCTTTGCACAGTTATTGCTTTAGGCAATTCTATTGATGAAGTAGTAGATTTATGCAAGCAACGGTGCGAACAAGTAAATGTATATCAGATAGTGAAAAATCTAACAGGTTTAGATGAGATTGTTGAAGATATTAAAGCCGGCCGAAAATTAGGTATAACTTTTTAATTGGAGAACATATTATGCATTCGCTTCACAAATACATTTTGATTGTATTAGTAATGATGATATTGCTATGCAGCTGTAGTAGTAGTTCCAAGCCTTCTCTGCAAGCGCCAGAGCCTATTATGCAGCAGCAGATAGTTTATAAAGAAACTATTAAAAATCTTTCATTTTGGCAAGGAATACTAATCTTCGGCGCCGTTGCTTCTATATTTGCCATTTTTATGGGTGGAGCTAAATATGGTATTCCACTGTTAGTATCGTCGGTTGTAGGCTATGGTATGACAGCAGCAGCATTATTTTACGCTAAATTGATAGCAACATTATCATTGATTGCTGGTGGATTGTTAGTAGGATGGGTTATATATTTAAACTATGCCCGCTTTAAAGAAGTCGTTTTGGGTAATGAGCTATTTTTGAAATCAGCTGAAAAGCCAATTATTGAGCAGTTTAAAAATGCTCAACGATTGGTTCAAAAACCGTTCACAAAGAAAGCGGTAAAAGCGATAAAGCAAAAGATAATGAAAGGAACTCAAAATGCGGAACAAACTTGAAGATAAATTCCGAAAAGAATATAAGCGGTATAAATATCAAATGATAGGTGGTTTATTACTATTTATTTGTTACCTGCTTGCTTTTTTAGATTGTATAATACCTGCAATTGCGATGTTGGTTTTTGTAGGTTTTATTGATATTGAGTTGAGTTTAGTAAATCAAATTACAACAAGGCAATGGCTTAAGGAATTGACAAGTAAGACTATTAACTGGATAATAATAGGCGGTTTGATAATATTATGTGGTTATTTTAAAGGAGTAATAGTGGCGTTGTGGTTTGCGCTTGGATTATTACAAAACTATTGTCCTGAAAAAGAAAAATAGTTTATCTCTTCCTCACCTCCTCCTCTGGTAGCAAGTCCTGCGTTCTCGGGCTTGCTTTTTTTGTGACTACTTTTTTGCAATAACCACAAATGTAGCTATTTTTAGCAGATGTCCATACCCGCTGTATAAGCGTTTTGCGGCGGCAAGCAGGGCAAGGTGGTTCGTGCATTTTATAATGTCTTCGTTTCCTTCTCATTGTAGCGTTTCTGAGCTTGACTTATTTTCTTTTTTTCGACAATTTCATCGGCTCGTAAAAGGGTATAAACCTTCTCAAATTCTACAATTCGCCAGCCGTCTATGAAAGGCGTAATATACCCTCTTTCTTCCAAAACACTTATAGCTTCATAACCTTCATCCGGTGTTACGTGTGCCACTCTTGCGAGGGCTTCAGGCGTGCAAAAAACATATCCTCTCTTATCGGACAAACCGATAAGCGTTAAATAACACCGAAGAATGGAATCTTTTAGTTCCCAGACAGGTGATGTCATAAGAGAAGTTAAAAAATTTTTATATACAGGCATTTGTGTTACCTCAATACGTTTGCAATCTGCCGTATTCGGCGATTAAAAGAGCATCTGCAATATCATAAGTGATATTATAAGATGGCCATAACCGTTGTGCGGCCGCTTTAGTTACTTTTTTATCCCCACCTGACAAGCAATGCATAGCTCGTTGCCATACTTGAGGGGATACTTTAATGTAAGGAATTTTGTATGCAGTTAAGAGTCCAATTAAAAATCCAAAATTATGCCCGAACTTGAAAGAGCTGCTAACCCCTTGTCGGGGCATACTATGAACGTTTTCGATAATTGCAAAGCAATCGTATGATGTCGCATACTCTTCCATAATTTGTGAAATGTCGTGTTCTGTTTTATTTTTAAAGGCAACAGTATCGACTATTTCGCTACATTCCATATTATCAAGAATAACAGCTATCCCACCATTTTGGCCTGGGTCAATACCTAGAATTACTTTTACCTTATTCATTTTTGTTGCCCCTATTTAGATTGGGGTTAGGGTCGGGTATTACAATTCCAAGCGGTGCGACTATGTTACGAAATTGTTCGAATAATTGCGCCGCTTGTTTAGTGTTCATATTAGATAGCGTAACTCTTTTGCCGTCTTCATTTCTGATAGGGCATATTACATACATTAGTTCGTGAAGAAAATCTTTTGTTAATCCTTGCCCTTTTGGTATTTTATCATTTACCAAAAATTTGAGAAAATCTGTTACATCTATCCCTAAAGCATTCGCTTGCATTATTGTTTCGGCAATCATTAAACCGAAAATAGTAGCCAATTGTTTTTGTGTTTTAGAAGGATAATACAATGTAATAGTGTCACAAACTGTTTTATTTTCTAAACTTAACAAAAACTGCCGCTTCGCTTCAGCTTGCTCCGGCGATAGTAATTGCTCACCATTTTTGGCAATTCCTATAAATTTCGCTGACTTTTGCATATTACTTCAGCTCGTTCTCTATCGCTTTGTATTCTTCTGATTTCTTAATATGTTCTTTTATCCAACCAGGAAGGGTTTGTGGCCAATTAAAACCATTTTCCTCAATTGAGTATTTGATAATAGGATTCTGTGGAAGTGCAACTTTTGCTGTTGCCGGCAATTTCATAATACTAGCAATGTTGTTGTATGTTCGATTGTTGCGAGTAACGTTTATTATCTGCAATAAGCAATTAGCAGATATTACACGAAATAAATCAAATTTACTCAATTCGTCGTCCTTGAAATTCGCTCCACGCCAAGACACCAAATCCTTGTAAAGCGTGGATTTGGGATTACAAGAGTTAGTATAAATCTTAAAGATTGTTTTTCGTTTCTCATCTGGTTTTGCGTCTGGTGCTACAATCTCCCATCCAATAACAACTTGCCTTTGATATTTATTATCAAATGCTTTATTCACGTGAGTGCCAACATCTATTACGGCAAAGCAAACTGCTTGATAAGTATCCGGTGGAATAATTGATACCGAATTAGATGGAACGGTGGGATATAGAGGCATTGTTCTTCTCCTTTATTTTTAAATCATTGCTAATTCAAAATATATATTACAATTATTTTTGCTTTTTCTTTCTATTTTTCAATCGTTTTATCATAGTTAAATATTCTTTTGTTACGCATTCCGGACATCGCGCAACGTGCGATACTTCATTATCAACATACATTTTGCCACAATAAAAACATTTGCGTTTCATTTTTTTCCTCTTTTTTCAAACCTTAGTGTTAATTTATTATTATCCATCATTCTCAGCATACACACCATTCCTGTTCGTGCGCCTTCATAAAAGACTTCAAAGTTCTTCTTGTTGTGAAGAAAAACTTTTTTATCCACCGCCAAAACTTTATATACAATTGTGAAAAGTTTTTGATAGTCCGAATTCGAACTTAATAAATTAGTAGCCACCTTCAAATATTCTGCATAAGGATTTGCCGGATTCGATTTTATAATATATGTTTTAAGTTTTGGTTTCATTATTTTTCAGTCTTAAAAAATTTCAATTTATTACTCTCTAACATTTTCAGAATATACGACATTCCACCGCGTGCGCCTTCACAAAAGATTTTAAAATTTTCTTCGTTATCGAAAAAGACTTTTTCTTCCGTTAAAAAGTCATATACAGTTCCCAAAAATTCTTGGCAATCCGGCACCGAACATATCAATTCAGTTGACATTTCAAGCCACGCTTGGTAAGGATTTGTCGCATTTGATTTTATAATTCGGATTTCTTTTGGTTTCACAGTTTAAGCTCCTCAGGATATTCATAGGTTTTGGGATGTACATCTTCATTTTCAGCAGCCCAGATTTGCCAAGCAGCCAAAAATAAATCATACTTATCTTCAATTTGAGTAAATTTATATCTGTTTTTATTTCGAGGATAGCCTAATTGTAAAATTGCTAAACTGTCGGGCGCAATTTTATGCCCATCGGCGTGTTTATACGCAGATAATTGTAACTCGTGAGAAGGCCAGATGTTAGGAGAGGTTTTAAAATCAATTAAAACCACTTCCTCGTCAATCTTTGCCAGAAAATCACAGGTACCCGCGTACCGCTCTTTAGAATTAAAAACCACATAATCTTGTTGTATTATCTGAGGGTTAACGCTTTTATACCAACTCACAAACGATAAAACAGCTTCATACTCTTCGCGCGTGAGGGGTGAACAGACTGCTTCAGTTTCACGATAAAATTCCGTGTTCATCGAAACTGTGCCGCCGTTTAATAACTGAGCAATGGCATTATGCACCGCCGAACCCTTATCAGCGGCCGCCATTTTCAAAGCTTCTGCTTCATCCCAACCCTTCTCCGCTAACCACTTGTAGAAGCCAATCCCTTTGGGGTAGCTATCACAAATCCACGTCACGGAAGGAACAAAGCCAACATTAGGTATTTCATACCATCTTTCATCAAAAACCGTTATTTGAACTATTCCGTTTTCGTATTTTCTAATCTCTTTTTTCATTTGGTTTCCAATATCTTTTTTATCTGTTTCAATTTTTTAAGCTCGGCATTGTTAACGCCAACAAGTGTAACTGTAGTACGGTCGGCAATTATCGCTAAAGATGAAGGCAAATTGTCATTTTCCACTAATCTGACTTCATCAATTGTATTTAAGTACACGAATGAGTAATGACTATTTAGAGATTTCATTTTAATCTCCTTACAGTATAACACCTTTTTATTTTATTTTCCCTTGTTTTTTCAAATACTTCCACAGCCGCCCATCTTCCCTTTCTTCATCTTTTTTGTTTATGCGCCTTGTCGAACAATCGCACTCGTGATGAGGACACATCAAATTGCCGCAATGCCGGCAAGGCACCATATGCAGACGGACATCTGCACAAGACTCGCATAATGTATCTTCGCAATATATGCACGTAATTATGCAGAGTGGGCAAAACAATTTGCCGCAATTACAACACACGGCACTTTCCGCCTTTACTTCAACTCCACATCCTGCACACTTCATATGCTACCCCATCTATCTATTGCTTAAATCATTAAAAGGGCGCCGCGGAAAAAGGAGGAAAAGCAGCCCCGTAGAAGGGACAAAAGGCAGAAGCCCAAATCGGCGCCCTTTGCAATGTAATATCCATGAAGCACGCCCCCCCCCAGAGCGCACCTCGAGAATAGATTGATATTCGCTTCGCAACCATCCTTTTTCTTTATAAATAAAGTCGATGCAATACTTCAATTCCTCTATTATAAAGCCGATACAGCATTTCAACCTCTTTAATTATCGCCGCGTCTAAATCAGCAACATCTACTGCTCGTGCTGTAGATAACCATCCATCGCAATTATAGCGTTGCAGTATAGGTTTGTGGATTGTGTCGCCGTAAATCATTATCTGCCAGTCTCTTGCATCAAACCGTATCGGCTGTAAAATTAAGTTTGTTAATTTACCCTTTACTTTGCCGACCATCCGAGTTTCTAATCCACGTTCCATAATTCTAACCCTTTACTTTTTTGTAATATCCCCTACCAATGATGATATCTCTACACCTTTTATCCGGTCCTCATTGGATAAATCACAATCATCTATATTACCCTTAATACCGGTGCCACTGCCGGGGCCAAATATTGTGTTATCCATTTTGACCCACTTGTCACCGAGGTCGTAAACAAGTGTTCCGAGACCTGCGGCATAATTGTCGTTATCCGGCTTATCCGACAGGAAAATCTTCAGTACATCGAGAGACAAATATTTTCTGATTTTACCCTGTGATTCATTGATATCCAAAAGAAATTCGATGCAGCCATTTGTTAGCAGCAAATCACCTACCCTTATTGAGCGAGTCCATTTGCCCTTTTTTGTGTCAAACTGTGGCTTTCCGTCTGTATTGTAGCCTCTTTCTCTTCCGCAACGCTGAATCCTGACAAAAGGTTCAAAAACGCCTGTTCCGGTAATAAGAACATTATAACGTTCAAACGTGGTCAGTTGTCCCGTGGCTGCGATTGCAGTCCCACTATTATTTACTGTCAGGTCCACCACAACCGCATACAAAGGGGTACTTACTACAAAAAAAGCTACTGCTACTAAACTTACGATACTTTTCTTAAACATTGCTTTTTTCTCTCAAAATTATTACTTATAATAATTACTTAGGCCATCCGTGGCCAAAAAAGAGGAGGAAATACACATTATACCCGCTCAAATCCATCATTAAGAACCTCCGCTAATCGTCGTGGCGTGAAATGTAGGTCGCGTTTCACGCCCACGCCGGGAAAAATACGGATAGACAACAGCTGACTTAGCCTAAAGTACCCGTATTCTTTTTCTACTTCAATAATACCATAATATCCATCCTTTCAAGACTTGAATTTCTTCTGTAGTAACTGACCTATTAAAATAAGGTCAGCTACTGTAGCTCCATCAAAGTTATCTATCCACACTCTTAAACTATAAGAATGTGGTTGTGCCCCGACAACACGGCGCACAATTTCGTCCTCCAGTAAACACAATACCCCTACCCCTACCCCTTGGGTTTGATACCACTTCTCTGGCTTGCCCAAGGCGTGAAGGCAATCTTCCTTGGTCGCCCCCACGAAAAAGTCATACCCGTCAAACGCATACCACCTGTCGCCCAGGTGGTACTGCCCGCACAATTTGTGCAAGGCATCCATTTCTATTTCTGTGTTTTCCATTTTTTCTCTCCTTTCCTATTAAAAATACTGCTACTATACTTACGATATTGATGTAATCATTAGTATTGCTTAGTCAATCCGTCTTAACAATCGACCAATGAGGATTAAATCCTCAACCGTCAAATCCTCTACATTGTCTGCTTGCACCGTTGCACTACGGCTGTACGGTATCGTGCCTACAACCCTAAACACAATTTCATCAGCCAATGGACATAATACCCCGTTCGCCTCAAACCACTTCTCTGGTTTATTTAGGTAACGCATAACAGCCGCTTTGTTTGTCCCGCAAACTTCGCGGGAATTATCGGAACCGTACCATCGCTTACCCTTAATCCATTCTTGGCATAATTCGTGTGCATTCATCTTTCTTCCCTTTCATTAAAAAGCTAATCTTTGCAAATATCACACCTGTCGAATATCCAGTTGTTCTCCGGCAACTCCATCTTCGGATATTCTCGCCGCCAACACTCCTCACAAATACAGCTGCCATCACCAAGCCGCTGTATCATCTTCTTCTTCCTTGAGCTCTCCCTTTTCTTTGCCTTCATATTTTACCCTTCCATTCCTCTTGTTAACTAATTATCTAACTTAACCCCTTTGTTAAGTATTCATCTAACACAATGCTAAATACAAAAAAAACATAAGCTTAAAAATGATTCTGATGTCCGTGTCTATCAGCATATGTCGTGCCCTTTCCCTTCTATCTACTACAAGTATAACACAATATCCCGCTCGTGTCAAGGGGCACGTGCCAAAAATCTGGTAAGAATTTTACAGATTTTCCCCCGATTATATCAGTTATACAATTTTTTAGTTCCGTAGCGGTTATAACGACCTCGCCGCACCAACAGCACCAACCGCACCAACCGCAGCCGAAAGTAGCGTAGCAAGCTACGAAACTAAAGTAGCATAGCCAAACCCTGTAGCCAAAGGCGCCATCCAAATGCTCAAGCGCAGCAAGCTGTGAAACTAAAGTAGCACAACAAAGGATTCTGTGAAACTAAAGTAGCCAAGCCGCTAAACAACCAAGTAAAGCAAACAACCAAACAGCCACCAAGCAATCAAGCGCTTTATGGGACTAAACGGAGAATAGACGGAGAATAGGCGGAGAATAGACAAAGCGGCAAAGGATTGCTTATCCCTGCATAATTGCGAATAGATTGCGAATAGACTGGGAATGGCACGCCTTGGCGGCGTGAAACTAAAGTAGCACGCCTTAACGTCGTAGCGCGTCTTAACCTGCCTTTTAAATCTTCCCAGATAGCGATTATAGGGGGGTTTGCGAGCGCAGAATCGACGAACGCCCCTAGGGGGGTATGTAATGTACCCCCCCTTCCAAGTTTGAGGCTTAAGATAGCGTTTACAGGGGGGTTTGGGCTAATTAGACCCCTCGCGAGCAATGACGTAGTTTCGAAGATATCGCGCCCCGGCGGCGGGGGTGTCGGTATGCAGCAATGGCGAGGGGGGATTATGGGACAGTGGAGGCAGCAAGGGGCCATCTCTAAAGGCGAAGCTATCCCCGAGGATGAGGCTTTCTCTGAGGATGAGGCTTCTATTCTGAAGACGAAGCTTTTTTTGCCCGCGAGACGAATTTCGGAAGAAGTCGCGCTTTAAATTTTTTTTCTTTTTTCTTTCTTTATTTATTTCTTTCTTTGTTTCTTTTATAAATGCTGTAATACTAGTAATACTAGTAAATCTAGTAATACTAGTAAATACTGTAATATTAGTAATACTAAAATACCGAAATACTAGTAATACTAGAATACTGGTATACATATAATACAGTAATATATATTATAATATTATATATTATTATATTATATAT